AGTAGACTTATAAACCAGTTCGGTTTACTAAGCACATCGCACATCTTTCGGTGGTTAAGACCGCGGATTTAGCCGGGGCCTTGGCCTCCCACATGTTGAATCATGTTTGGGACACGAAGAAGTTTTTGTTCTTTGATAATATGTTCAAACACTTCAGAGCGAAGTTTCCTTGTCAATTTCCTCTAGCTTACTATAAGACCCGCAATCAATTGCGTTATAAGGTCTTAGGTCTCGAGGCGAGTTGCTAGAATTCTAAATCGACCTTAACATGTCGCTAAACTGTTATGTTAGGATAGTACTTGTTCTGTGGTGGTTGGTGCAAATATATGATAATTTTGATTTGTAAATTCTTTTGTAGAATACGTGTTTATATTTATGGCTTTTATGATTCCTATCGTAGAGGCCTTGGTCGAAATCGTTGAAGCTACGGAAGCCGCCGCGGCAGCGGTCGGCGAGACAGCTATTAACACTGTCACGGCGATCGGAAACGCCATGCCAGACGCAGGTCTGGATGGCGCTTATGCTGCGACCGACACTTCCAACTTGACAGCTTCGACAGCTGCAAAGATGGAAATGGGTACTGTCGTCGCTGAGACCGGAGTTGGTCTCACAGCGACTAGTGCGACTATTTATGCTACCGCTGCCAATAATCCACATGGAAATGTGCAGGCAACTGGTAGCGGTCAAGTTCCGGCTACGGTTAGTACCGTTGACAACGGTAAATCCGTTGTCTACGATCCGGCCAATCCCACGCCCGCAAATCCTAATGTTTATAACCCGGTCAATGGAAAGTCTGGTAGTACTCTCAATGTTGGGAGCGATACCCCCAGAAACTATTGTCCGGATTGTGAATTGAATAGGAATTTGTTTTCTATACCTTGGGGAAATGTTCCCAGTTTGAATAGATTTTTAAGAAGGCGTAAGAAAAAGAAAAAGAATAGAATTTACGCTATGTGATTATATATAATAGGCAGGTAGGTGGAGCAAAATGACTAAAAATAATAAGCGACAACAAAATAAACGAAAGCCGAAGGGTGGTCTCACCCTTAATCGCGCTATGGTTTCTAAGATGGCGTCTGCCGTTATGATGCAGCGAGAGCGTAAGGCTCGAGCTGGCAGAGTTACGGGAGCCTCCATGGGACCTGTTTCTGCGATTTCCACGGCCCCTGTTGCAATTGGCAACAGTGTCCGAGGAGCTCGCAGTGTTAGTACACGAACAAATAGCGGAGTGATAGTTCGCGGTCGGGACTTCATGTTCACGCCCGCGGGTACCGCTTCTTCTATCACAGCGTGGTGCACCGTAGGGGGCACTCCGCTTAGTCCGGTTGCTTTTGGCGACTCGATTGTTCGGCAATATTTACAGATGTATCAAAAATACCGCTGGAAACGTTGCATTGTTCATTACATTACGTCTTCTCCCACTAGTGCTAGTGGGGACGTTATGTTTTATCATGGTAAGAATCGTGACAGTGTGTACTTGAATCAAACTTCCAGTTTCCTTTTGCCTTTCGTTATTTCAGATCCTGATACGGTTTTGGGTCCACAGTGGACTAACCATTCAGCTGACCTGAAAGTACAGGGCACTTGGAAATCTACGGATTACGGCATGGGTGATTCTCCGAACGATTATGCGGACGGAGAAATCTTTCTCTTGTCGAAGACGACAACCACGGAGAGTCCTGGTTATGTCCTGTTTGATTATGAGATTGAGTTCGCTGAGATGCAAATATCTCCACGCCTCCTCAATTTGCCGCTGCCCCGAGCACAATATACCAATGTGAACTTTGGGCAGACGACTTCCGGAGTCACGGCAGGCAATGGTCTAGCCGCTGTTCCGGTTGGCAATTTGTTGGATGGTGTTACAAACTCGGCCGTGCCAAGTAATGCCGCTTATGGTGACGTTTATAAAATTATTTTGGACATTTCTAATAGTGCTTCTGGCAGTTGGACGAATGCAACGCCTGCGACTTTGGTTGAATACCAGAGTGGCCCCTTTTCGAATTCGAATCAAGCGGTTACACTCACTGATGGTTTCACCTTGTATGCAGTTTATGCTTCTACAACAGCCAATGACGCGATTACTTTCTATCCCAATGCAACTGCCGCGTACGCGAACGGAAATGATTATTTACGTTTTGCGGTTACTGCGACGATTACTTGGAATATTCAAAGTTGGTGGAGTCTTATTGGTTCCATCACTTCTCTAAATAATAAACCAAATTTTTAGAGTAGCGTCAAATCTTTTCTAGTTTTGATGAGAAACTAGAGGTTGTGGACTTAATGTAGTCCCC